CGCTGGCGGTAGGCGTCCATCGTGTGCGAGACTTCGGCCAGGAGGTTGTCGGCGTCGGCCTGGGCGAAGCTGCCGCCGCCGGACCCGGCCGAGGCCAGCCCCAGCGAGTCGCGGCGCTGGAACCAGTAGGCCGCCTGCAGGAGGCACGCGTGCGTGACGTCCTCGGGCAGCGGCCGCTGGCCGGTCGCCGGCGTCCAGTGGTCTTCGTCGCTCGGCGGGGGCGTGGTGTCCGTCACGTCGTCGGAGCACGTGTAGACGGCCCGGCCGTAGTAGGCCACGTCGCCGGCGGTGTAGGCCGCCCCGGAGACCCACGCCGCGCACGGCGTGAAGCCGCCGGTGTAGGTCACCCGGACGGTCAGGTCGCCGGCCAGCCAGGTGCCGATCCGGATCAGCTCCCCGCGATCGGCGGCGAGCTGGTAGCCGGTGTTCTCGACCAGGGCGTCGGCGTTGTCGAAGTCGCCGTAGCTGGCTTCCTTGATCTCGGCGACCGAGACCACCGGCCGGGCCGGCAGCCAGAGGACCCGCTCGCCGCGCTCGGGCGAGAAGTACTGGACGATTGTTCCGGCGGACTTCTCCAGGCACGGCATCCCCTCGGCCACGCGGCCGGCGTAGCGGGCCAGGCGGTCCGAGACGCGCTGCAGGATCGCCGTCAGGAGGGCGTCGTGGTCCGTGTCGCCGTCGGCAAAGCCGAGGGCCTGGCGCAGTTGGGCCAGTGTTGCTAACATCGACCGCCGTCCCTTACTTGTTCTTCGCCGGTCGCGCCTGCTTGTCGGCCGGCGGTCCGTCCAGGACCTTGACCTGGCCGGCGGCCGCGTGCGGGCCGACCAGGGACTGCTCCATCTCGAACGTCTCGCCGGGGGCGTGCGAGACGCCGTCGTTCCGCACCGGCTTGACGGCCTCGACCTTCACCATCTTCTGTGTCATGTCCGTTCTCCCGTTCATGTGACGTATGTCACGTCACGTATGTCACGTCGCGTTCAAGACGGCGACGACGCGCGAAACCGCGAGCGGTTCGCGCGGCCGCCTCCGGGCGGCCGCGCGAGGGCCACGCCCCCGTGCCCGACGCTGTCGGGCACGGGGGCGTGGCCCCGGCAGGAGGAGACCGGGGCACACGCGGGCGGCCGGGCGGCTCAAACCCGGCCGCGACCTTCGGTCAGCAGGGCCCGATAACGGCGTCGGGCGGCGCCGAGGCGATCACCTCGACGTAGTCCGGACCGTACGACCGCACAACGCGGCGGGGAATGACCGCCTCGATCGGCGCGATGACCGGCGGGCGGCCGGCGTTGCGCGACGAGTCGTCGATGGCCGGCCGGATGACCAGGCCGTCGATGTTGATCGCCCGCTTGACCGTCACGCGGACCAGGGCCGAGGTGCCGTCGTCGCGCCGGGCGGGCTTGCCGTTCGGCGCTGTCTCTTCCGGAGGCGCCGGCGGCGTCTCTTCCGGCGGATCGACCGGCGGCGTCTCTTCCGGCGGATCGGCCGGGGGGTCGGGTTTGATCGTCTGCTTCTTCGGCATCGGGTTCTCCCATCGCGGGGCGCGGCCCCGCTTTCGATCGCGTCGTCGCGCGCCGCCCCGCCGGGCGCCGAGGCGCCCGGACGGGGCTGTCGCTCTCGGGCGCGCAGGGGTTTCTACTAGACCGTAATCACGGGCGGGGCGGCCACGCCGGTCCCGCCGACGATGATCCAGCCGACCGTAGCGTCCACGAACAGGAGCGTCATCGTGTCGCCGGCGTCGGCGAACACGATCGTCGCAAAGCCCGTGCAGGTCGTGGGCGTCAGCGTGCCGTCGCCGCCGCCGTCGGTGACCAGCGTGATCGTCAGCACCTGGCCGACCGTGCCGTCGGCCAGCGTCAGCGCCTCGGCGTCGCCGCCGGTGGTCTTGGCGACCACGGCGTGCGTCACGGGGATCGCCAGGCTGTCGGCCGCGCTGGTGGTCGAGCTGGTCGTGATGAACCGCTTCTCGACCACCGACGGCAGCACAATGCAGGTGACGTCCTCGTCGGCGCCGCTCGCGGCGGTCAGGGCCATCGCGGCCACGCGCTGGGTGGACGTGTCGGAGGTGTCCAGCACGAAGGCCTTGGAGCCCGTGCCGGTGGTCAGCAGGTCGCCGACGGAGATCGCCTCCCCGCTGGTGACCGTCGTCATCGTGCCGGCCGGGGCGTAGCGGGTCAGGCCGTTGGCCGAGGCCGTCAGCTCGCAGACGCCCACGACCGAGTCGCCCACGCCGGTGGACGCCACGATCGTGTTGGCCGCAGAGAGCTTGACGAACAGGCCCTTGGTCACCCCGCCGGTGCCGGCGGTGGCGCGGGCCGAGCCGGTCAGGGGCGTCGCCGCCCGGGCGTCGTGCCAGAACGGCACGCTCAACAGGGCGAAGATCAAGCCGATCAGCAGGACCGGCAGTCCGAATCGTTTCACTCGCTTCATCTCAGTGTTCCTTTCCGTGAGAGTCCGTGGAATCCGTTGGTCGGCCGCTACGACGCGGCGGTCTTCATTGTGACGATGGCGTTGGCGTCCTTCTCGGCCGCGTCGGCGAAGGCCATGCCGCGCACGACGACCACGCCCTGCTCGAAGCGGCAGTGCTCGCTCGCGGCGATCTCGATCGCGTTGAGCATGCCGAAGAAGTGGCTCAGCCGCAGGTCGCCGAACGCGCCGAACTTCGTGCCGGCCGAGACCGACCCGCTGGCGGTGAACCGCTGGCAGATCGCGTACGGGTAGCCGTCAATGGTGTTCGGCTCGCCGTTGTTCCCGCGCAGGTACAGCGGGTTGCCGTTGGAGTCCTTCAGGGCCCGCAGCTTCCGCTCGACGCTGAGGCTCATGTGGAACGCCGGGTCCTGGACGTAGTCGACGGCCAGGCCGGCGATCACGTTCGAAACGTCCGTGCCGTCGTAGGTCGCCATCGTGGTGTGCGTGTCGGCGGCCGTGACGGCCGTGATGTTGTCCGACTGGAGGATCCCGGTGATCGTGCCGTAGTCGGCCGTGCCGTCGCCGTTGACCAGGGCGTTGTCGAACGCGTAGCCGATGGCCCGGACGATCAGCGTCCCGATGAGCTGGCCCAGCGGCGCCAGCAGCGTCGGGTTGCGGAAGAACTCGATCGGGATCGGCGTGAGCGTTCCCCACTTGACCGGCGTCATGGTGACCGTCCCGAACGTCGGGGCGGACTCGGTGAACTGGGCCGAGGCCGCCAGCGGGTAGGCCGTCAGCTCGCCGGTCAGCTTCGGCCAGGTCGTCTGGCCGGTGGTCGCCAGCGGCACGCGGTCGCACTGGGGGTACAGCACGCCGACGGCCTCCAGCGGCGCGATCAGGTCGGCCATGTACACGGCCGCGACCAGCTCGGCGCCGGCGGTGGACACGCCGGGGTCCAGGTCCTTGACCAGGCTGGCGGCCATCTCGCGGGTCCGCTGCGGGACGATCTCCTTGTAGACCGTCAGCGGCCCCATGATGGACCGGACGGCCAGCGCGCCGAACTCGGCGGCTTTCCGGTCGGTCGGGAAGACCCGCCCGAGGGCCATCAGGTCCAGGACCTCGCGCTTGCCGGCCAGGCGGACGGCGCCGCCCTCGCGGCGCAGGCCGAGCTGGGCCAGGCGGCGCGACTCTTCGGCCTGGGCGTCAACGTCCTTGCGGAGCTGGGCCAGCTGGTCGGCCCACTCGGACAGCTTGTCCGTCCCGACGTAGCCCTTGGCCTCGTCGGAGGCGCCGTAGGCCTCCAGGGCCCCCAGCGTGGCGGTCAGGGCCGACTCGTCGCGGTCGGCCGGGTCGTTCTTGAGCTGGCCGGTCAGGTCGGCCAGCAGTTCTTTCAGTTTCGGCGGCATAATGCGCTCCCGTTGTCTGGGCCGTTTCGGGCCCGTCAATGACCGTTTACTGCTGCGTCAAGGCCGCGTGGAAACGCTCCGCAGCGGCTCGCAGCATCGAAGGCGCCTCATCGCCGCCGCCGGGCTGGCGGGACTCGTCACCTGCCGGCGGCGCATCCGGCGGGGTGTCCTGGGCAAGCCTCTCAGGCGACAGCGTCAACAGTTCGGTGAGTTCGGCGACCTGGTCGCGCAGGGCGGCCAGGACGTCGTTCATGGCCTTGAGGTCCTCGGCGACGGTCGCGGCGGCCCCGGATGTGCGGACGGCCTCGACGACCTTCTCGGCGATCGCGGCCAGGGCCTTCTGCGCGGCGTCTTCGTCGCCGCCGAACATCTTGGCCGCCAGCACCTGGAGGCTCTGGCGGTTCGACGGGGCCATGACGGCGGAGATCTCGACCAGCTCGATCTCCGTGTAGACGCGGACCCGGTCGTCCGGGGCCAGGCCCGCCCGGCCGAACGGGCCGGCCAGCTCCGGGAAAGCCCGCAGCAGATCGCTGACCGTGCCGTAGACGAACTCGATCGGATAGAAGCCGATCGAGAACGCGATGCCCTTGCCGTTCGGGTCGGCCGCGAGCTTCCACCATTCCTCGGCCACCTCGGTGGTGGCGAAGCGGAACGTGCACGGGACCCGCTCGGCCTCGATCGCCATCGTGACGACCCAGCCGATCTGCGTGGGCTTGCCGTCGGCGGCGCGGTGCGTGTGCGCGGCGGCGAACGGGGCGTTGGAGCCCAGGAACTTGCCCATGCGGGCCTTGAACGCGCTCGGCAGAATGACCTCCCCGTCGCGGTCCAGCTCGATCGTCGAGCAGATCCCCTCGACCGTCCGCTCCGGGGCGTCGACGCCCTTCTGCGCCCCGGCCAGGCCGGGAATGAACCGGTCCTTCGCCTCGTCGCTGTCCCGGGGGACGGTGCCCTTGATCAGCGTGCCGCGATGGTTCGTCGCCTTGTCCGTCATCGTGGGTCTCCCGTCTTTCGTTCGGCCAGCATCTGCCCGTACGTCACGAACCCGCGCACCAGGACGGGCTGGAGGATCTCCATCGCCGTGGCGGACCGGCCGGAGCGGATCCGTTTGCCGAGGGCCAGGCACTGGCAGTTGACCGTCTCGGACGCCGGGCCGGCGGGGTCGCGCGGGTACCGCAGCGGCACCGAGCCGATCATGAACGGCAGGCCGACCGGCTTGGGGTCCGCCGCGTAGATCCGCTCGGCGGCCACGTGGGCCGGCCGCCGCTGCCCGGGGCCGCGCGAGTGGATCCAGACCTCGTGCGTCACGCCGGCGGACGCGCGGCCCTCGGCCCGGGCGGCCGAGAGGGCCTGGCCGACCGAGTTGTGGGCGATCACCAGGGCGCTCTTGCGGCGGTTGCCCATGACGACCTCGACGCGGTCGGCCAGCTCGTTGACGCTCTCGCCGGCCTCCAGGCCGGCGATCAGGTTTCGGCGGAGGATGTGCCGCGTGGCGGCGTTGGCCCGCGTGGTGATCCGGATCGTGTCCTGCGCGATGGCCGCAACGATGCGGGGGTTGGACGTCAGGGCGTGGATCGCCGCCGCGATTTCCTCGTCGTCAAGGCCGCTCTCGGCCAGGGCCTGGCGGACGCCCAGCTCCCACCCGCCGGCCACGTGCGGCTTCATCCGCGCGCCGAACCGCTTGATCTCGTCCTCGTCGTCGAAGATCTCGACAAGGATCCGGCGGATCACATCGGCGGACGTCTTGACGGCGGCCCGCTCGCCGCCGGCGGCCCCGTCGTCGCCCAG